GTTAGCAAAACCCTCAAACATGCCAATCATTCCATTAATGATGCCGTAGAAGAACTCGCCCAGACCCCCAAAAGTATCCTCGAACATAGTTGTGAACGGTTCAAGAAACGCCATGAAGTTCTCGAACGCCTCAACGAGGTACCCAATAGCAGCGACCAACAACACCGCCAGAATCTCTGCCACAACCTCGAAAATAGGGACCAAGAACTCTAGTAAATCAAGCAACACAGGGAGCACAGCGTCAATCAAAGGCAAAAACGCTTCAATCAAGGTGATCATGATAGGTGCCAGGGTTGCAATCAAATCTGTGAGGACCGGGAGCAACGCTTCCACGATCGGCATGAACGCCTCAATGAGAAGCATAAGAACCGGGAGCAAAGCGTCAAGCGCTGTCAGAAACACGTCAGCAAGCATGGGGGCCAGCTCAGCTATCACCGGCAACAGTTGGTCCAAAAGCTCCACGAACACAGGCAACACTGCCGCAATAATCTCGAAGAAAATCTCAGCCAAGTTTCCAAGGATAGGAATGAGTGGTGTAAACGCCTCCAACAACGCAGGCAACATTCCGACAATGTTTGTTAGTACCGGCCCCAGCTCCGTGAACGCTGTAGCAAGCTCCTCACCAACAGCCTCCAACACCGGTTGAATACCCTCAACAAGTTCAGCAAACACTGGGAGCAACGCTGCGCCCGCAGTTTCCTTGATGTTGTCAAACGATAAGCCCAACTTATCGGACGCATCCGCAGTAGCCGCAGCCACGCCGCCGTACTGCGACTCAACCTCTTTAAGGATAAGTTCCTGAGCGCCCAACAAATCGCCCGACTCCTGAAGAACCTTAACCTGTTCCTTCTGCTGATCTGTGAACACCGTACCGTTACGGGCCAACGCTGTAAGACCCTTAGTTGGGTCCTCAAGGGCTTTACCCAAAGCAATCGCGTTACCCTCAGCGGAACCGACAACACCGGCCATGTCGAACGCCGCAATGGTCACACGGTCGAAGACACCGCCGGCCTCGTCAGCCGAACTCGACAGTTGCTTGAAAGACAACAGCTGTGCCTGAACACCCTTGATAACTTTGTCGTCGACAGCGATGCGCATTTCCTGCGACTTGGCAAACTCACCTAACCGGTCAGTGACCTTAGCTGTCTCGTCGCCGAACACACCGGTGGCGGCAGCAACAGCTTCCAAACGTGCCTGTGCAGTGGCCGCAGCCTCCGCAGCAAGAACAGACTCTTTAGCGAAGTTGCCGATAGCGCGGACAGAGAACGCTGCACCAACCGCGAGAGCAATCTTGCCGAGGCTAGAACTAAACCCCTTCAGCGCACCCTCAGCCTGCTTCAGCCCGCTCTTATCAAAACTAGAAACAATCGGGAGCTTAATAGCCATTATTTATCCCTCATTCGCCTGGAAACAATCTCGCTGTACTTCTCAAGGATGCCCCGCGCAATACGCTCCACGTCAGGTTCCTTCTTCTTCCACGCAGGAATAGCGAAACGCCCCAACCCTCCACGAATAGGCACACGGTTATTCAGCGCCGAAATCATCGCCCGCCCTTGCACGGTTTTCCCTGAGGACTTAGACCCAGCCAGCTCAATAATGTTGAACCCCGCATTGGGTCGACGATCCGTAAAGTTAGTCGACACCAGTGTGCTGAAAGCCTTACCGGGTTTCGTGCGAAAACTAGTGTTCACCTTCGCTGTCGGCCGCGACCAAATGTAAGGCTCCGACCCGCCCTTCTTAGCAAACCCGGAAATAGGTGGCACCGTCGGAATCTGCGCCCGCACAGACTCATTGATTGGCTTCAGCTGAGTACGGAACTCTTTCCGCAACTCGTTGACAAGCTTAGAATCAACGTCCTTTAGCTCACGCAACACAGCAGAAAAATCTGCCTGTTTGATAGTGAAATTAGCGGGCATGATACTTCCATTCTACTTCCGCCCCCGCCTACCGCTCTGAGCCTGAGAACGCGCAACAATGTACCGAGCCATCGTCCACAACATACGCGGGTCCTCCTCCATCAACTGACGAGGAGCAATGCCTGTTTCCACAGACAACGCCGCAATCTCCCAATGGAGGCTAGTTTCACCTAGCCCCTTTATTTTTTTCCTGAAGCCTCAGACACGCTAGAAACAGACTCAACCCACTTCTCAAACGTTTCCGTAGTCCGGGCAGTACGCTTCAGCACATGCCAGGCAAGGAAGAACAAGTGAGTGAGCCGAATCTCTTTCTCCAAACGTGCCACACTCAAATCGAAGTGTGACTCAAAAGCGATCAGGTCGGCCGCAATAGCAACACAGTCTGCGGTGGTTTCATCAAGGAACTGAACTTGTAGGTTTATGGGATTCATGCTTACGCAGTGCCCCTAGTGATGACACCGTCAGCCAGAGGCCAAGACACTGACAACGTAGCGAGGTCGCCCACAGAGGAAGCCAGAGGGCTGTACTCGGTGACCAAGAACACACCAGTGTAGCTGGGGTTAGTGGCCGAAACGGTACTACCCTGAGGCAGAATCGTCACGGTAGCCTGCGAACCAAGCAAAGGCCACAAGGTGGCGTCCACGCTGGATGCTCCGAAGTCTTGGTGGAAGTCAAGCGAAATGCTTGCATCTTTCAAGCCCGAAATGCGCTGGACGAAGGTGTCGCCAAAAGCGGTGACTTCTTGCTCCGAGGCGCTTACATCGAGAGTCGCTGCAGCCAAGCTTGTGCTGAAGTTAGTCCCGTTGATTGAAATGCTGTAATCAGTAGCAACGAACTTTGCCACAGTTTTCTCCTTATTAGTCTGCGAACACAGTGACGGCAAAATCTGCCGACAAGTAGGTTATATCTCCAATTGTAACCGATTGAACGTTGGTCATCTCAGTGACGCGCGTATCGTATGCGCTACCTGCCAGAGTCTTATCGGACTCCACAGCGCTCTTCACCGAACGGCCACCATCGTCAGAGATAAGGTCATCCAGTGATCGTTGCGCCTGCGAGGTTGCTATACGCCCGAAGATGACAGTGACCACGAATGAGTACTCCGTCAGCCCCCGTTGCATGGCCGTGTTGTAGCTGACCGAACCTAGCTGCACAACCGCTGCAGGCATCGCAGGATTGTCAGGAATATCGGCGTATGTTCTGATGCCACTAATAGTGCCCAGGTTGGTTGCAAGGGCTGTGCGCATAGCAGTTATGCTCACGCCATCCTCAGCTTCCGGTAAGGGTCAATCAGTCGGGCCACGTCGGGGTCGGTTCTGCCGATACGAACGGCACCCATGTCGGAGAAACCCAGCACACCTGTCGGGGACTCGTAACGCTTATAGGCGCGGAGTGAGGCGAGGATGGTTGCCTGCTTGATAGCGATAGGGATAGAAGCCATACCGAACACTGCACGGATCTCCACAGACGCCTGCCCTGCGCTAATGTCCCGTGGCTCATAGATAGGCCACAGCAGGTCACCCACAGCACGAATACGTGTGAATGGTGTGGCAATACCTCCAGCGATACCGTTCAACGGTTCGAGCTGGTAGTCGCTTTCAGCCCATTCCTGATTGAACCCGCCTTCACCTGTAGTGTCGGTCCTGATTCTGTCGATAGAAACAATGTCATCAGTTTCGAGGAAGAAAATGTCTGTCGGAATATATACGCGTGTGGCCGTGCCAGCACTGTAGAAAGTGCGTTCGCAGTATGCGTCAATGTCGCGTGATGCTGACTCGATAGCGATCTCTAGCAGTGTGTCGTCGATAGTGTCTGTGATGCGAGCTGCAGCTTTCACGTCAGCCAAAGTCGCATAAGGGTTAGTCATTGCCATGTAGAAGCCTCCGCTACTAGTTTACCCGTTGCCCTGCGGTCACTCTGGGCGCTCCCAACCGTTACGCCTGCGCCGATGCACATCCCAACCCCCAGCCCCAAAATCTTCACGCGCAACCTTGTCAGCAAAATAGTTGTGATTCGACGGGAACGTTTCCCCATTCCGTATCTGGAAGAAATCGTCCGCCTGCAACGTCGAACTATTGTCATGATCCATAGGCACATCCAGGTACGTTACCGGCACACTGTGATGCTCCGCCCTGCGCGCCATATCGTTATCCTCAAAGTAAGCAGGGAATAATGCCTCATCGAACAAACCCACACGCCTCACAGCGTCATAGCCGAGCGCGAACGCCTGCCAATGTGGAAACACCTTAGCGAGTGTTATCTCCGCCCTGTGAGCCTCTGAGAGCTTCTCAAGGGCATTAGGCTTGAACACCACATCGTTTGATGCAATAAACCACCGGTCAGCATACGGGAACGACTTTATCCCCAAGTTCCATGACCCCGCCACCCCAAGATTCGCAGGCATAGGCAAGTAAGTCGTGTGTCGCACAACCTCCGGGACGGTGATGCTCAAGTCATGCTCAACCACGCTCGCCCCGTTATCAATGATGAGCAAATGCTCGACCGGGTAGTCAATGCTCGACAGCATGCGCTGAAGTAGATCGTAACGGTTCAGCACCGGAACAATTAGGTTCTCAAGCATTACACTCCCTCAAACTTGTGGCCCTCGAGATTCAGGTTGATAAACGGGTTCAGAGAATACACCGTCACCCCGCACTTCTCTGCAAGCCAATCTTTCATAAGCTTGTGATGGGCGTTGTATAACGTCCAAGGTTTGTGACCGTCAACAGGATAACTACTCACCCGATGCGCGTCGTCAATCGTGCCACAGTCAGCCCCGACCAGCACAATGTGCGCTGCGCCTAAATAAGCGGCCAAGTGCATCGCCCCATGCAAACTAGACGAACCGTAGACGAGGCTGTCAGCTCGTGGCGGGTTACGTGTGAAAGGGTTCCAGCTGGACCCTGGAGCCTGGTAAGAGTCCTGCGGGATGAGGCACACAGAATCCCAGCCCCCGCTCTGCCAAGGCTTATGCGTCACCGTGTCCCGCTCCAACGTCACCGCGATGCTCCCCTCCAACATCATGTCCAAGGCGACGTGATGGTAGTGACTGAAAACATAATCCGCTGTTAAGCCGATACTCGACGCAGAATAGTTAGCCGAAATGACTGTCTTACCGGCAAAGAAATGCGCGTCAACATAGTTTAGCGATGGGCCAGAACCCAACACCCAAACAGTGTCACCCTTATTCCGGTCCTTGAGCTCACTTAGGTCCACTAAAATAACCTCTCAGGAACGGCATCCAATACTCATCCCACACCGTGTCCACGTCAAAGGCGAGCGCAAACTTCCGGGCTGTCGCAGAGAAACCACGCTCAGACTTATACGCCTGAATCAGAGCAGACACGACAGAACCCATCAACGGAATCTGATAGAACGCCTTCTGAGGTTCATCCCAAAACGGTTGACCCTCGACCAAATAAGAATCGTCCGACGCCAAATCTAACGAAGCAGCCCAACCCGAAGCAATCACCTTAGTCCCACAACTTTGTGCCTCGATACACGGCACCCCAAAACCTTCCCCATAAGACACAGCCAACAAAACATCCGAGGCCGTATACATCGCAGCCAAGTCCTCCCGCGAATACCCGACCCGGAGCTGGTCACGATTAGCGAAGGTCACCTTATCCTTAGGCACACCACACGCCTTCACCAAGACACCTAAATCGAACCCGCCCGTAGTTGTCGAAGGGTCAGCGTGAATATACAAATGCGAGTCAGGGTAATCGTTCAAGAACATGGCAAACGCTAAAAGGTTCTCCGCATAAGCCTTCCGGTGAATCAAACCGTTAGCCTTATTCGCCGCAACAATTGTCACCAGGAACGTGTCGTCATTGATGCCCATAAACTCCCGCGTCGGCACACCCCGAAGCTTGTCCACACGCTTATACACGTTCGTGTCAATAGCATGAGGGATATAACTGGAATCTATATCCACCGAATCAAGCTGACGCTTCCCAAACGGGGACATCGCGACCGGGGTCACCTGCTCACGCTTCACGAACTGTGCCACACCCGGAGGCATCGTCACATGATCCAAAGGCACCCACGAAATGACCGGCACATCATCCGTCCACTTGTTAAACACCCAAACGTCATACAAGGTCATGATTGCGTCCTGCACCCCAACATGTTGCGCTTTGAAATGCTCATGCCAAGTCGTCAACACGTCTTGCGAATACGGTGCCACCCCGCGAGGGTAATGCGCCACATCACCATGCTTGGTTTTGATAGTCGACATCGACCCTTCAAGCCCATAATTGGACAGCACAGAAGTTTTCACCCCATGCCGGACAAGACGCTCCACCAGATAGTCACCCTGTTGGCCATAACCGGTCGGTGTCCCAGGGGAATTAGAAGCCAAAGAAATTAGGCCAGGTATTTTCTCGTAGGTTGCCATCACCCCATAATAGCGAAAACCCCCGCCGTGAACCTACAACACGACGGGGGCTTTCAGCCTAGGAACCTAGAGCTTATGCAAGCGCCAGGTACTTGATGTGTGCTGCACCGTTAGCAACGCCTGCGCCGATACGGTACACGAAGCGGTAGCCCGTGACATCGTTAGCGAAGTAAGCGTCAGCAGAGGTAGCGACCTCAAGGCCCGTGGTGGCAACCTTGACCGAAGGCCAGTGTCCAAAGAGAACAGCCTTTGCACCGGTTGCAATGTCAGCAACGGCAGGGTTCTCGTAGACAGGCATTCCGAGGATGGTCGAAGGACCACCGGCAACGACGTCAAGAATGTAAGCGCCGTTACCATCCTTCAGCTTACGGATAGCACCAAGGGTAGCGGTGTTCACCATGAAGCCTGCACCAGGAAGCATGCGAGCCATTCCATCAACAGAGAAGGCCAGCTCGATGAGTTCGTCAGCGGTGATGGCGGTGCTGGTGCCAGCGGTCACACCAGAACCAGCAACAGCAGTAACAGCTGTGTGAATCAGGGCGTTCGCACGGGTACCAATAGCAATACCAGCCTGCTCAGCCAAGTTAGCTTCGATGTCGAAACCAGCATCCATAACCAGTTCATTGCTGAGCTGAGAGATGAAAGCCTGCTTGGTTGGGGCGAGAAGAATGCTGGTGTAAGTCGCGTTGGACTCCGAAATTGCGGAACCTTCCGTGACCTCTGCAGCAGTCGAGTAACCAGACATCACGGGGATGCGAAGGTCGGCTCCGCTGTCGCGCGTGAAAACCTCAGACGTTTCGAGGTAAGGGCCAACCAGTTTAGCGAGCGCGAAAACTTTGTCCAGAAAGCTAACGGGAACAGTGTTCACAGAAGCAACCAATGCGCGTGTTTCGTTAGCTGCGAAGTGGTGTCCACGAACTTCTCCACGGGCCATGGCGCGGAAGATGTCAGCTGAACCAGCAGACGCCTCTTCTACGACCTCAAACCCACGGGCTGCCAAAGCAACTTCAGAGGCACGCTCTTCGGTCTTGCCGGCAACTTCGATGGAACGTGAAGCTGAATCAATGTCAGCCTCGATACGGTTAATCTTGTCAAGCTCGGCTGCATCAAGGCCACGGCTTTCAGACTCTGCACCGTCAATGACGGAACGGATCTGCATAACCAGGTTAGCCTTAAGCTCCTGCTGACGCTTTACAAACTCAGACATGTGAGTTTCTCCTTAAGTGGAATGAATATGAATAACGCGATCGCGTTGACGCAGACCACTCATCGGAGCGTTGACGCGTACCGACTACCTCTATTGTAAAACGTGAGGTGTCCCCTACTTCGTGGAGCTGTGGGGAATTGAACCCCAGTCCAACAAACCCCCGCGTGCGGATATAGTCTGCTGTCGAAACCATCCAGCCCCCCACCAGTTTACGGCAAAAGAAAACCCCCACTGCCAGAAAGGGGGACAGTGGGGGCGAACCCGCTCTAGCGCTTCTCAGCAGCCTTCAACACGCGAGTTTCTTTAGTCGGCTCCTCATCAAGCGCAACAATCGCACGCGCCCAATCATCGGCCAAATCCTTCACAACCCCAGACTCAGGGTTACCGGCAACCTTCAAAATTGCCTTCTTGATAGCAGCGTAATCAGCCATTAGAGTCCCATCAGTAGTTCGAGCTTCTTCTTCTTCAAAGCAAGCATGTCTAAAGAGTTGTCAACCGTAGGCTCCTCGACCGCTTCAGGTTCAGGTGCGAGCTCAGAAAGTACCTTCTCCAACAGTTGCCGGTCATCAGAAGTAATGTCGTCACCATTCTCAATCTTCAGCAAAGCATCGGCAAGCGCATCAGCATCAACCTGTGCGCGTTTCGCAATCTTGTCCAGACCGCGCACTGTGGCAGTCCCAGCAGTACCGCTATAAGCCGGAAAAGCTGTTAATGACACTTCGTGCAAACGGACAGACTTCAGCAGACGCTCAGTGCCCTCAGCGTTCCAAGAATCCCCACCACGGGCAGGCATAGAGAAACCGAAACTAAACCCGGTCACATCCCCACGCCTAACAAGCTCCGCAGCATCACGGCCATAACTTGTGTTCGCAATATGAGCGCTAACCCGTAAACCGCGCTCATCCTCAGTCAAAGTCAAAGTGCCGGCACGGGTTGAACCCAAAACAGCACCCGTGTCATGATTCCACAGAAACTTTATATCGTTACGGGCGCGAAGCGAAGAACGAAAAGCTCCAGCCTGAATCGTTTCCGTAAACCCACCCAAGTTCTCACTACGCGAATCAAACAGTGCAGCGTAACCCTCCAAGTGCATCCCGCTCGCATCCTCACGGATTTCAAACTCATCCACTTCAGAAATGCGGTTTTCCATCTTGCTCAAAGCATCGCCCTTCGCTCGTCCTTCATTCTCATCTTCAATCTTAGCAATGACATCATTAGCGACTTCTAAAAGCCTCGCCGCGTTACGGTCCGACAAAACCACCCCCCACAACGTGTTCCCCGTTTCGCGCAAAACGTCACGGACATCCACCCACATTGCAGGAGTCATGTTGCCCTGCGACACAGCCACAACATCAGGGGTCGGGTCGACCGCCCGCCTAGCAATAGCACGGAACCATGCGGGAGGCTCCAACCCGCGAACCTCGTCCACAAGCTCCTCGTCCAGTTCTTCCACAAAATCGTCAGGCATCAGCTCACCCCATAAACAGCGTCAGGGTTCTCAGGGTCAATCTGCGCCACCGGTTGCAACTGCGAAGAAGCCAACCCCGTGTGACTGATTGGCCCCAAACCGACAGAAGCCAAAGCCTCCGCCGGATCATAACCAGACAACACCAGAACCTGCGCCATCTTCACACGCTTCTCATCAGCGATGAGGTCGGCCGCGTCAATGTTCATGTTAGCCAAAGGCACCCGCACACTCGAAGCGGCTGGGTCCTCAATATCCGACAAGTCCTCCAACCGGCGCACATCATTGATCGTCAAGAAGCCAGCCTGCAAACCTGTGCTGTAAGCGCTCATCCTCGAAGCCAAGTCAGCCCGAGCCAACCCGTCCAAGTTGAACTTGATAAACGCGGTTTCACCCCCAGGGTAACGCGACATCAACGTCGAGAAAGCATCCTCAAGTTTCTGCACAATCGGGCGCAAAGTGTGTGTGATGAACTGCAAATTATTCTGCTCAACCGAAGCGTAAGTGGTTGTTCCCGGAATGTTCAGCATGTTTGCTGGGACGTTGAACGCACGAGCAACATCCTCCACAGCTAATCTGCGGGCCTCAATACTCTGCGAGGACTCAGGGTCGACCTGTGTGGTCTTGAACTTCGCACCACCCGACAGAACCCCTGTGCGGTGTCCTTTACGCCAACCCCGATGCTTAGAATCAAAACCGTTGCGGAGATTCTCTGCCTGCTCGGCGGTCAGGTTCTGATCGACCTCGATAACGCCCGACAAGTTGGTGCCCTGCCCAAAGAATGTAGCAGCAAACTTCTCCAACGCCAAAGCC